AAATAATTCTAAAAGAATTATCAGTATTTGTAATTTAATGATAAAAAAGCAATTTGAAAATTTAGAAAAAGCAGAGAATGCAGTATTTGAATTAGAATTAAAAGATATTGTTTTATTTAATATAGATGTGTCTTATCAAGATGTTTTAAATAAAAATTATAATGAAAAATATAAGTTAAAGCTTATGATAACAGAAATAGGTTCATTTAGTAAAGAAGGTTTTAATTTAGAAAATCTTCCACTAAAATTAGAAATTTAAAATAGTTAAAATCAAGAGAACTCAAAAGGTTCTCTTTTTTTATTTCAAGAGGTTAATTATGTTAATGAAGATATGTGGCAAGTGTGGAAAGAAAATAGGAATAAATGAAGTATGCAGTTGTACAAAGGAAAGGCATAAGATATATGATAGAGAGTTCAGGAATATAGATAATGCTGAGTTTTATCATAGTAAGGCTTGGAAGAGCATGACTGCACTATGTAAGTTAAAAGCAAATGGTTTAGACTTATATGAACTGGTTATAAATAATAACATAGTAAAAGGTACTCTCTCACATCATATAGATGAGTTAGAAGAGGATAGAAGCAAAGCATTAGATATTTATAACCTAATATGGGTAAGTGATAAAACACATAGCTATATCCATTCAGAGTATAATAAAAATTTAGAAAGTAAAAATAAAATGAAAGAAGTTTTATTTAATATTATAAAAAATTATTACAAGTAGGGGGAGTCAAAAAAAGTTTTTGGTCTTTGGCTTTGATACCGCTTCCCCTCTATTTTCTGGAGAAAATGCCAGAAATGAAATTTTCAGTTTATGGAGGTGAAAAAATATGGCAGGAAGAAGTAGAAAAATTATTGATATAAGTTCAGGAAAAATCGGAAAAGAAAAAATAAAAGCTAGACAAGAACAAGAAAAAAAATTGAAAATAGATAGAGATAATTTAATTGCTCCTGGTTGGTTATCTAAAGCTGCAAAAGAAGAATTTGACAGAATTGTTTTTGAAGCAGGAAAAGTAAATATTTTAGATAACTTAGATTTAGGGATATTAGCCATCTACTGTAACTCTTATGATAGTTATGTAAATGTTAGCAAGAAGTTACAAAAAGAAGGTCCTGTTTGTTATAAAGAAACTGCCAATGGAGAAATTGAAATTATAAACCCTCTAATAAATGTTCAGGAAAAATATGTAAAACAAATAATGCAATGCTCAACAAAATTAGGACTTGCAACTACAGATAGATTAAAATTAGTTGTACCAATAAGAGAAGAACCTGCTGAAAATAAATTTATAACTTTGTTAAAAACAAGAAAGCAAGGCTAATATGATAAAAGATAGGACAACAGCCTATGCAAAATTAGTTGTAAGTGGTAAAAAAATAGCAGGCAGAAAGGAGTATTTAGCATGTAAAAGACACCTCAACGATTTAAAAAATAAGAAATTAGAGTATAAATTTGATGTTGAAGAGGCAGAATTTGCTATAAATTTTGCAAATACTTTAACATTAAAAGATGGAACCAATTTAAAAACAAGAGGCTTTCAAGAATTTATAATAGGTTCATTACACGGATGGAAGAAAAAAAGAACAAAAGAAAGAAGATTTAGAGAGGCTTATTTGCAAGTTGGTAGAAGAAATGGGAAAAGTTTTCTATCAGGAGCAGAATCCACAATGTTTAGTACATTGTTAGGAAATAAAGATAGGATATTCTGTGCTGCAACTAAGCAAGACCAAGCCAATATTGTATGGGATGAAATAAGAAACTTTATAGAGTCTGACAATGATTTAAGTGAACTTTATAAAATAAAAGAACATGATAGAACTATAAAAAGTTTAGCAACTGGAACTGTTATAAGGTCAATAGGTAGAGATACAAAATCAATGGATGGGTTTGGTAATATCTTAGCTATATGTGATGAGTTACATGCACACCCAAATAATCAGATGTATAAACTGTTGCTAGATGGTCAAGCTGATGTTGAGAATGCTTTAACACTGGCTATTACAACAGCAGGATTTAACTTAAATGGATTCTGTTATGAACACTATAAATTTTGTGAAAAGATATTAGAGGGAGTTGTTGAAAAAGAAACTCTCTTTATTTTTATATGTGAAATGGATAAGGATGATGATATATGGGACTGGAAGAACTGGCTTAAATCTAATCCTTATTTTTTATTTGAGGAAGATGGTATAACACCAAACAAAAAGAAAATAGCTTTATATAGCCAAAAAGCAATAGATGCAAAAGAGAAAGGTGGAGATGAATTAACTAACTTCTTAACAAAGCAATTAAATATGTGGGTAACAGCTAAAAATGGACAGTATATAGACCTTGCAAAATTTAAAGAGTGTGAAAGTGATTTAACATTAGAAGATATGAAAGGGAAAGAGGCTTATTTAGGTTTTGACTTATCTAAGGGTGGAGATTTAACAAGTATAGCATTAGTTTTTCCACTAAAGGATGAAAAGATTTATGTATATAGTCATTCATTTATGCCAGAACTAAGATTATCGGAACATGAAAAAACTGATGATGTTCCATATAGGATATGGGTAAGAGAGGGACTTTTAACATTGACTACTGGAGCATTTGGAATAAAGACTGATTATAAGTTTATTGTTACTCACTTAAAAGAAGTAATTAAAAGATATAATATTAAAATTTTAGAGTGTGGGTATGATGCTCACAATGCTGGAAGTTTTTTAAGTGATTTAGATTTTTTAGATTGTGATCTAACAGAAGTTAAACAATCTGCAAAAAGTTTAAATGATGCAACAGTGGATTTTGCTTTATCAGTTGAGGCAGTTCAAATTTTATACGATAAGAGAAACAGTTTATTAAAATGGTCCATTGCTAATGCTACAACTGTTTCAAATAGTTTTGGAGAGAAAAAAATTGATAAACAATCTCAAAAAAATAGAATAGATCCTGTTGATGCAATAATAGATGCCTGGAAGATTATGCTAATAAATAAAAAAGAAACAGTAAATAATGATGAAGCTGTTGAAGAATGGCTTGGTTTAATCAATAAAAGGAGGTGAGAGAGTGAATATATTTAGAAAATTATTTAATAAAGGAGAGGAAAAAAAGCAGAAAACAGCAATTAATTCTATGAATTTTGGTGAATTTTTTGGAATAAATGTAGGTTCGGATTTATCAGAAGTAACATATTTCACTTGCTTAAAAGTATTATCTGAAAGTGTTGGAAAACTATCTTTACACTTAAAAGATAATGATAATAACAAAATATTAAATCATGAGGCATTACAAAAATTGAAATTTTCACCAAATCCATTTATGACTTCAACACCTATGATGACATTAATGGAGATGTGGAGAAACCATCATGGGAATGCTTATGCTTTTTTATCTTATGACAATAGAGGGCATTTAGTAGGTATTTATCCTTTACACCCTCAAAAAGTTAGAATATGGATAGATAATGCAAAAATATTCAGTGGTAAAGAAGATTTATATTATGAATATAACAAAGATGGAAAAATATATCTATTTCAAAAAGATGAGGTACTGCATTTAAAAGGTGGTTTAAGTAAAGATGGTATTGTAGGTATGTCAGTAAGAGAAACATTAGCTACAACATTAAATGGAGTAAAAGCAAGTCAAAAGTATTTGAATAACTTATATGATAGAGGATTGACAGCTAAGGCTCTTCTAAGATACACAGGAGATTTAAACAAAGAATTACAAAAGAAAATGCTTGAAGCAATAGAAGAATTTATTAATACTGAAAATAATCCAACTGGAATACTACCATTGCCACCTGGAATGGATATTGTACCATTAGATTTAAAGTTGACTGATAGTCAATTTTTTGAATTAAAAAAATATAGTGCTTTACAAATAGCAGCTGCTTTTGGAGTAAAGCCAAATCATTTGAATGATTATGATAAGTCAAGCTATGCAAACTCAGAAATGCAAAACTTGACTTTTTATATTGATACTCTTTTATATATTCTGACACTCTATGAAGAGGAGTTTAATTTAAAACTTCTTACAGAAAGTGAAAGATTAAAAGGGCTACATTTTGAATTTAATGTAGCAAGTATTTTAAAAGGGGATCTAAAAACACAAGCTGAATGTTTAACCAAGTATGTTCAAAGTGGAATATACACAATAAATGAGGCTAGAAAAATGGCAGGACTTACTGCAATAGATGGAGGTGATGTAATTGTAATGAATGGAAGTTATGTGCCATTAGAAAAATTAGGAATAGCTTATGAAAAAGGAGGTGCTAAAAGTGAGTAAAAATAAGTGGTTAGAAATAAAAAATCAAATAGAAATTACTGAAATTTATATCAATGGAGATATAGAAAGTGATTCAGAAAATGATGGTTTTTTGGAAGAAGTATGGGGAATAAAAGATACTAATATATATCCATTGGATATTAAAGACGCTTTAAAAGAAGCAGAAAATAAAGAGATCCATGTTCATATAAATAGCTTTGGAGGAAATATTTATGCAGGTATAGCAATTTCTAATATGATTAAAAATCATAAAGGAAAAACAATAGCCTATATTGATGGTATAGCTGCAAGTGCTGCATCCATAATTGCTTTTGGGTGTGATGAAATTATTTTACCAAGTAATGCCTATTTAATGATCCATAGAGCTTGGGGAAAAGTTTCAGGAAATGCTGGAGATTTAGAAAAGTATATTGAGACTCTAAATAAACTTGATGAAGGACTTGTTAATGCTTATATGGAAAAAGCTATTGAAGGTGTAACAAGAGAGCAAATATATGACTTTATGAAAGAAGAAAAATGGTTTACTGGAGAAGATGCTCCAGGAGTATTTAATATAAAAACTTCTGAAAAAGTCGAATTTTTAAACTGTATAGAAACAAAAAATAAATTTAAGCATATTCCAGAAAATTTATTAAATAAAAAAATTAGTGAAGAAAAAAGTAAAAAGGAACAAGCAAGACTTGATAAATTGAATAAGGAAATTGAGATTGCATTATTAATAGGAGGTATTTAATTATGAAAAAATCAGTAGAATTAAAAAAGGAATTAGAAACACTTAGAAATGAGATCACATCATTAAAAGATAGTGGAAAGATTGAAGAGGCACATGCTAAGTTAAACGGTTTAAAAGATTTAGAAAATAAAATAAAAGAAGCAGAAACAGAGGAGGCTTTAATAGTTATGAACAAAGGTGATAAAGTACCATTAGGAACAAAAGAAGAAATGAATGTTAATAGAATTTATAATAGAGTTCTATTAGGAAAATCTATAACAGAAGAAGAAAAACAATTTTTAAATCAAGCTGGAACACCAGGACAAGTAGAAGCAACAGATGGGAAAGGTGGTTACTTAGTACCAACTGAACAATTTAAACAAATAAAAGAGTTAAGAAGAAATTTAGTATCTTTGAAAGGCTATTGTAATATTTTGCCTGTTACATCATTAAAGGGAAGTATGCCTATTGAAACAGGAAGCACAGGGGAATTAATAGCTTTTGAAGAATTGAATGAAATAGGTCAATCTGATATAGATTTTGCACAAGTTACATATAATGTTGCTGACTATGGAGATATTATCCCAATATCAAATACTTTATTAGCTGATGAACAAGCTAATTTAACTGATTATATTGGAAGAAGATTTATCAAAAAAGCAATTAATACAGAAAATAAAAAGATAATAGAAATATTAAAAACTTTAACACCAGTACAAGCAACTGATTATGATGCGATAACAACTGCTTTAAATAAAGGATTAGATCCAGCAATATCATTAAATGCAAAAGTTTTTATGAATCAAACTTATTTTGATATTTTAGATAAAATAAAAGATAAGCAAGGTAGACCTCTTTTAGGTAATAGCTTACAAGATGAAACTAAAAAGCTATTTAAAGGAAGAGAAATAGTTATCTTATCTGATGTTCAATTAGAAATGAATGGAACAAAAGCACCAGTATTTGTTGGAGATTTGGAAGAATTTATAACATTCTTTGATAGAGAAGGTTTAGAACTTGCAGTATCAACTGAGGCAGGATTTACTAAGAACGCTACTTATATTAGAGCAATAGAAAGATTTGATGCTAAAAAAGTTGATAAAGAAGCAATGAAATATCTTGAAATAGAAACTGCTTAATAGGTGATTGATATGGCAGATATTTTAACTTTGGAAGAAGCTAAAAATTATCTAAGAATTGATTACAATGAAGATGATACATTGTTGCAATCTTTAATGATTGCAGCAATAGATTATCTTAGAGATGCAATAAATGACTTTGATAAAAAAGCAACAAAAGAAAAGTTTATTAAAAGGGCTAAAATTCTAGCTTGTGTACTAATGCAAGATTTGTATGATAACAGAGAGCAAAAGGAAAGTAAAGACCTTAGTTATACCGCCAGAAGTCTATTAACTCAGTTACAAGTAGGTGATAACTTTGAATGATATAACTAAGAAATTAAGACACTTTATTGATGTATATCACATGATAGACACAACTAATGAACTTGGAGAAAATGATAAAAAGCCAGAGTTATTTAAAAAAGCATACTGTGAAATAGTTCCTTTAAATTCTAGTGTAAAAAATGGAGAAGCTGGAACAGAAGAAAATCAACATCAATTCAAATTCATATTTAGAGTAAAATCAGTTCCTGGAATAAAAAAGGACTGGTTTTTTATTTATGAGGGCTTGAAGTATGAAGTTATTTATTTCAACAGAGATTTTAAAAGTAATCAGTTCATAGAAGTTTTTTGTGTAAGAAAAGAGGAGTAGAAATGGGAGTTTTTTCAACAGATGATTTAAAAGAACTTGAAGAAGAAGTATTAAGACTTGCTAGAAAATACCCAAAAGAGGCTAAAAAATTCTTACAAAAACAAGGTAATAAATTAAAAGCTAAGGCTAAAAAGAAAGCAAAATCTAAGGTAAAAGTAAAAAAGGGTAACTATTTGAAAGGTTTTAAAAGAGGGAAAGTTTATAAATATAAAGGTGAAGAAGATACAGTTAGAGTTTATAACTCAATGCCTCATGCTCATTTAATAGAGAATGGGCATATCATAAAAGATAAAACTGGTAAAGAACATGGTTTTAAAAAAGGAGAGCATATTTTAGAAGATTCACAGAGAGAGTTTCAAGATGAATTTTTAAAAGCTGCAGATAACTTTATTGATGAAGTTATTAAAAATGGAGGTTTCTAATGATTAAATTAAGTCAGATACTAAAAGCAGTTAATACAAAATTGAAAGAAACATTTCCTAAAATAGAAATTGATAGTAAAGATTTATCTGAAGCTTTTAATAGACCAAGCTTTCGTACAGAGTTAGATAGACTTAAAACAAGTGCTTTTATGACAACTTTTAAGGAAAGAAATTTTACAATTAGAATTTATTTTTTTTCTACTTTACCTGGTAAAGGAAGAGAAGAAAGATTAAAAATATCTGATGAAATTGAAAATGCTTTCTTAGGTACATTATGGGTAAATGAAACTTTTGCTATTCCTATTGATGAAATAGAGTTTGAAGAAACTGAAGATGGAGTATTAATAGCAAGTTTTGATAGTTTAAGTATGGAAGAGATAGAAAATGATATAGATGGCGAAATGATGGAAGAATTAGAGTATCGTTTTGATAAGAAATAGGAGGTTAAATATATGGGATTACCTAGTATTGAAATAATTTTTAAACAATTAGCAGTAACAGCTGTTAAGAGAAGTCAATTAGGTATAGTTGGATTAATAGTAAAAGAATCTACTAAACAATGGGATAGAAAGGTATACAAAGATATTACTGATATAAAAAGTGATGATTATTCTGCTGAAATATTACCATTGATTAAAGATAGCTTTGAATACACTCCAAATAAAGTGGTCGTATTCAATGTTAAAGATGGAACATTATCTGACACATTAAAAAAAGTTGCACAAGAAAGAATTAACTGGCTAGGGTTAGCTTATGATGGGAAAGATGGAGATACTGCAACTCTTGTTTCTTGGATAAAGTCAGTAAGAAAAGCAGGCAAAACTTATAAAGCTGTTGTATTTAAGGCTACCAAACCAGATAACAAAGGCATAGTAAACTTAATGAATGACAAGGTTACATTTGTAGATAATAGAGGAGAAGTTGAAGGTTGGCAATATGTACCAACAATTCTAGGAATGTTAGCAGGGTTACCAATGACTAGATCAGCTACTAGCTTTCTATGTGGGAATTTAAAGGAAGTTTCTATATTTGATGAAATAGATGATGTTATTGATAAAGGTGGTTTCTGTTTGTATAAAGATGAAGGAGATATAAGAGTAGCAAGAGCATGTACATCTTTAGAAGAAATTACACAAGATGAAACTGAAGATATGAAAGACATTATCATAATTGAATCTATGGACTTAATGAGAGATGATATTTACTCAACATTCAAGAAATGGATAGGTAAGTATAAAAACAAATATGATAATCAAGTTTTATTCTTTACTGCAATTAATGCTTATTTCAAAGAATTAGAGAAAGAGGATATTTTGGATAAAGAATATGATAACTATTCAGAAGTTGATGTTGAAGCACAAAGATTGGCTTGGTTAGGTGTTGGTAAAAAAGAAGTTGAAGACTGGGATGATGAGAAAATCAAAAAACTAACATTTAAGAAAAAAGTATTTATGAAAGCAAATATAAAGATATTAAATGCTGTTGAAGACTTTAAATTTACAATTAATATGTTCTAAGAAATGGAGGTAAATAATGTCTAATAAAATGGATAAAAACAAGATAATTAGAGGTTCATTTGGTGCTGTATGGCTAGATGGTGAAGAATTAGGTTCTGTAAAATCTTTTGAGGCTAAGGTTACATTAGAATATGAAGATGTGGATATTATGGGAGAACTAGGAAAGTCAAAAAGATATATGGGCTTTACTGGTGAGGGAACTATGACATTACATAAAATAGACTCTACTATTGGAAAGTTACTGGCTGATGGTATAAGAAATGGTAATATGCCAGATTTTAAAATAGTTGCAAAACTAGATGACCCAACAGCTTATGGAGCAGAAAGAGTTGAATTAACAGGTGTAACAATTAGCGAATTAATGGCATTAAAATTTGAAAATAAAGCTTTAAGAGAGGAAGAAGTTCCTTTTAACTTTTCACATTTTAGATATATAGATATGATATAAGGAGGATATAAAAATGGCTAAAAATATAACATTAGAAATATTAATTGCAAAGAAACAACAATCAGAAAATGATAAAATGAAAGTGGTGCTATTTAATTCAGAAGTATTAGGCGGAACAATAGAAGTTGTAAAACATAAAGCAAGAGATGTAATAAAAATTATGGATAGTACAGAAGAAAAAACAACAGAAGCAGCTTACAAAGCTAACTGTAAATTAATCTATAAACACTGTCCTATTTTACAAAAAAAGGAATTACAAGAAGCATATCAAGTTGCAGAACCATATGAAATTGTAATACCTGTATTTGATGAAAATCTGGGAGAAGTAAATAAATTATCAAACTTCATTTTAAATCTTTATGGATTAGGTGAAGAAGATAACAAAGCTAGTAAAGTCTTAGAAGAAGAGGTTGAAGATATAAAAAACTAATATTAGAGGATACCGATATGGCATTCCTCTCTTTTTATTTGCTTAGAGGGTTTAAATATGATTATCTATTAAATTTATCATATGACGAAAAGTTATTTATGATAGCCACAATGGATCTTGAAATTGAAAGAATGAATAAATCAGGTGCTTAGTATAAAAAGCTAAGTACCTTTTTATCTTTTTAGAAAGGAGGTTTAAATGGCAAAGACTATTGGTGTATTACTAAGTTTAAAAGACCAGTTTACAACACCATTACAGAAGGCAACCAAGAGTATTAAGAATATGGATAGACAACTTGAAAAAGCTGGAAACCAAGTAAAAGCATTTGGCAGAAAAATAAAAGATGGAATGAAGTCTGTAGCAAAATGGGCAACAATTGGATTTGGAGCCTTAACTGCTGCAGCTGGAGTATTTATAAAACAGTCTATAGATGCTGCAAAAGATAAGCTAAAAGCTGACAAAATGTTGGAAACAAATTTAATGAAACAAGCTAATTTTAAAAAAGAACATATCCAGATGTTAAAAGATGAAGCCAGTGCATTACAAGATGTTGGAGTAGTTGGAGATGATGTTGCTGTAGCTGGTGCAGGACAATTAGCTATCTATAAATTAAAAGCAGAGCAAATAAAAACTATACTACCTGTTATTGATGATATGGTTGCTAAAGAAAAAGGTTTTAATGGGACACAAGAAGATGCTATTGCTATGGCCGATGTATTTGGTAAGGCTGTAGAAGGTAAAACAAAAGGACTTGTAAAATATGGAGTATCTTTAACTGATGCAGAAGAAAAATTATTTAAAACTATGAAGCGAGAACAAAGAGCAGAGTTTTTAAATAAGAAATTAACAGCTGCTATTGGTGGAACTAACAAGGCTTTGAGAGAAACAGATGAAGGTAAAATTGTAGCAGCAAAAGGTGCTTGGGGCGATATGCAAGCAGAACTTGGTAAAAAGTTAATGCCAAAATTAGGTGCTATTGCTGAGTGGTTTCATAGTAAGATACCAGCTATTCAAGATTTTATATTAAGTCTTGCAGATAAAGTTGAAGAATTAGTTACAAGAGCAGAACCTTATATAACACAAATTAAGGATATGTTTGGAAAAGTATTTGAAAAAGTTAAACCAGCACTTGAAGAAACTTGGCAAATATTATCAAATGCTGGAACTGTTGCAATAGATATAGCACAAGGCATAATAAATAATTGGGATAGAATAAGTCCTGTCGTTTATACTCTTGTTGGTGCAATAGCAGCATATAAATTAGTGATGTTTGGAGCATGGGTTTATACAACAGCTATGGTTGCAATAACAAAAGTAAAAATGGCTTGGGATGCTGCACAAGCAACAGCAACAGGAACTTTAACTGTAAAACAATGGTTATTAAATGCTGCAATGAATGCAAATCCAATAGGTTTTGTAATTACTGCTATTGCTTTATTGGTTGGTGGTATATGGTTATTATGCAAAAACTGGGACTTAGTAAAGAAAAAAGTAGTGGAATTTTGGCAGAAATTAGACAATAATCCATTAGGCAAGGTACTCAAATTTATAATTAAGTTTGGAAACCCTGTAGGTGCTATGATTAATGCATTCCTATTTTTGAAAGATGTAATTACAGAAAATTGGGATACTATTAAAAGTTTTGGTGAATATATATGGAATGGTTTAGTTGGTGCATTTAACTATGTGAAAGATGTTATATTAGGTGTTTGTGATGTGGTTGGTGGGATATTTACAGCTATATGGGATGGAGTTGTAAGTGCATTAGATAAGTTAAAAGAAGGTTTTAATAAAGTAACAGATTTTATTACTGGTGCTTTTATGAGTGCTTGGGATAGCTTAATGAATGCATTAGATATTATATTACACCCAATCGAAACTGCAAAAAAAGCCTTTGGTGGACTAATTGATAAGTTGAAATTTTGGAATAGTACACCTGTTGATGATAAAACAATTAATATAACTGAAAAAACAACTAAAACAACTGATTCAATAGGAGGAATTAATAGAACTGGTTCATCTACTACCTCAGTTAAAAATCCAAGACATGCTTTAGGTACTGCGTACTTTAAAGGTGGAGTAACTGGAATAAATGAGGGTGGAAGAGATGAAACTGCTATTTTACCAGCTGGAACTAAAATAATGAGCCATGAAGAAAGTAAAACATTAGAAAAAAGAAGTAGCAACAAAGGAATTACAGTAAATATAACTGTTTCTGGAAACTTTATTGGTGAAAAAGAACACATGGAAAAATATGGAGAATATACAGCAAATAAGATTTTAGCAGCTTTAAATAATATGTAGGATAGGAGATAAGAAAATGAATATAATTTTTATAGTTGAAGATAATGGAGTACAGCAAGAAATAGTTAATATTCCAGTAGTCCAAAATATAGAACCTGTAAACTGTGAAACAATGGATGAAGAGTTTAATACAATTAATGGAAAAACTCTTAATTTAATCGGTGGTAAAGGACTTAGAAACTTTTCATTTTCTTCTTTTTTTCCATCTAAAAGATATAGTTTTGTAAGTTTCTTTAATTTTCAACCTCCAAAATACTATATAAACTTTTTTGAAAAGTATAGAGATGCGAGAGTACCTTTAAGAATTATTATAGTTGATAAGTACAGAGTGGTCTTAAATATGCTATGTAGATATAATTTTACTTATTCTTTTAGAGATAAGGCTGGAGATGTTCCATATACCTTAGATATAAAAGAATATATTTTACCTGGTGAGGTTGATAATAATGTATAGGACAATAGTAAAAGAAATAGATGTAACTAATTACATAAGAGATTTAACCTGGAGAGATAGCATTGATACATTAGGAGTTGAGGTAAGTTTTGAACTTGCAGTAAATAAGTTTGATAAAAATCTATCTTTTCTCTATAATATTACATTAGGTGATCCTGTTCAAATAATCAATGATAAAGGAGAAACATTAGTACAAGCTATTATAGTATCAGAAAGTCCTAATGGAAAGACTACATCATTTACTGCTTATGATATGGCTTGGTATTTGAATAAATCAACTGTGATAAAACAATTTAAAAAGATGGTAGGGAATGACTGTATTAAATCCTTATGCAGTGAAATTGGAATAAAAGTTGAAGTAAGTGGATTAGATACTAAGATAGATAAAATTTACAAGGATAAGACTATCTCAGGCGTTATTTATGACATCATAGAACAATGTTCGCAATTCAATTCTAAAAAATTCTTTATTGAATATGATAAAGGAACTTTAAAAATAGGACCATTCAAAAAAATAAAAGTTATTGGCCAATATGAAATGCACAAAAATACTTTTATAGATGTAGCTAAAAACATCGGAGAAGTTTCATTAAGTAGATCAATAGTTGATATGAAGAATTCAATTTTGGTTGTAACACAAAATAAAGAAGCAGTTAGAACAGTAGGAAAAGAACAAGATAGCGAAAGTATTAAAAAGTATGGTATGCTACAAGAAGTGGTAACATTAGATGAAAAAGAATTTAAAAAAGCTAATCTAGTTGCTAAAAATGAATTGAAAAAATTAAATAAAATCACAGAAGACTTTAGTATTGATGTCTTAGGTGATGATAAAGTTAAGAGTGGTAGAGTGATTGATATTGATTTACCACTTTTTAATTTAAAAGGTGAGTATCTAATAAAAGAAAGTTCTCACACTGTACAGAATGAAATCCACAGAATCAATTTAAAACTGGAGGTGTTTATGGAGTGAGTGAAAACCAAAAGTCTTGGGATATAGCAGTGGCAGAAAAATTTAGAGAAAGAGAAAATCCAAGTCCAATAGGTGCTGTTTTGGGGAAAATTTTAAAGCCTCTCCCTGACATCTCTATTGAACTTTTAAATGGTTATGGTGTTATTGATAGTGATAAGATTTATTTATCTAATGCAATAACTAATAGATTAGCTATTGAATGTACTATGAAAGAATTTGAAAGCGAAGGTAATAAATCTACTAATTGTAACATTACAAATTTAAATACTAGTGGTGCTGGGAATGATAGTGCTGGAGATACAAATTTAATGTTAACAGGACATACTGGTTCATACAAATCTAGTTCAAGTAAAAAAGACAATAAAGATAAAGGTAAATTTATATTACAGACAGTTTTTAATTTAAAAAAAGGAATGTATGTGCTTGTTATACCTAACACAGAGGAGGACAAGTTTTTTGTAGTAGATGTTTTTAATTATGCTCCAGAGGTGAGTTTAGAATGGGAATATTACCAAAAATAGATTTTGTTGATTACTCTAAACAAGAGACAAATAATAGTAAAAACAGTAATGGTAAAACATTTTTGATAGACTTTCAAAAAAAGAAGTTATTAAAATCAAATGGACAATTAATAAAAACAGATGATGAAAGAGCTGTTAGAATGTGGATTGAAAAGGTTCTTTTAACAGAAAAATATAAATGGAATATTTATAAATATAATGGACCTAATCAATATGGTATGAAATATAAGGCTATGTTACTTAGTCAAAGATTTCCTACACCTGTTTTATATAGTGAGTTTGAGAGAGAATTGACTGAAACAATGAAGAAAAATAAACAAATAATAGAAATTAGAAATATTGATATAAAGTTAGAAAAACATACCTTGAAAACCAAATTTGAAGTAGTGTTAAAAAACTTCAAAACATTTGAATGGGAGGGGTATCTATGATAATAAAAAAAGAATGGAAAGAAATTTTAAAAAATATGCTTAACCAGGTAAATGATGAATATGATAAGACAGAAGGAAGCTTATTTTATGACAACTTAGCACCTGTAAGTATAGAAATAGAAGAAATAAGAAAGACCTTAGAATATATATTTTTAAATTCTTTTGCAGAAACTGCTGAAGGTGAATATTTAGACAATATATGTAAAGAGGTAGGAGTATTTAGAAGAAAAGCAACAAAGTCAAAAGGTACTGTAATTATAAAAGGAGTACCAGGAACAGTAATAGAAATTAATACCAAAGTTGCAAGTGATACCTATATTTATTTAACTACACAAGAAAAAACAATATCTGCTGCTGGAAGTGTTGAAGTACCTATTGAAAGTGAAAAGTATGGGAAAATATACAATATTCCAAAAGGAACTATTACAAATTTTCCTGTAACTATTCCAGGATTAAATGAAGTCAATAACCCTGCCGAAACAGTCGATGGATATGATGGAGAAACTGATGATGAATTAAGAGAAAGATACTATTTTAAAGTAAGAGAGCCAGTAACTAGTGGAAATGTCTATCATTATAAAAAATGGGCTTTTGAAGTTGAAGGAGTAGGAGGAGTTAAAGTATTTCCACTATGGGCTGGTAATGGTACTGTAAAGGTAGTTGTAGTAAATAGTGATATTCATGAAGCTGATGAAACTTTACTAAAAAGAGTAAGAGATTATTTAGAAGAAGTCAGACCAATAGGGGCTACTGTTACAGTAAAGAGTGCAATAGGTAAAGCTATATCAATTTCAAGTACTGTTAAAATTTCTAAAAATATAAAATTTGATGAAGTAAAAACAGAATTTGAAACAAAAGTAAAAGAATATTTTAGGAAAGTAGGGTTTAAACAGGATTACGTAAGTTATGCACAATTAGGAAATATCTTATTAAATATTCAAGGGGTTAGTGATTATGATGACTTAAAAATAAATAATACAACTTTAAATGTACAGTTAGCAGCTGAGGAGATTCCAAAATTAACAACAATCACTTTACAAAAAGAGGTGATATAGTTGGAAGCTAAAAGATTAATGAGGCATATGCCAAAGTATTACAGAGGTATTTTAGAAGTAACTTTATTACAAGAAATAATAGAAAAAGAATTAGATACAGTTGATTTAATCTCAAAAGATGTATTAAATCAATTTTTTATTTATACTGCTACATGGTCCTTACCAATTTGGGAAAGAATATTTGGTTTAAGTGTTGGAGATAAAACAAGCAATATTGAAGAAAGAAGAGAGAATTTAATTTCTAAGTTAAGAAGTTATGGAACTACTACAAAAGAAATGATTGCTAGAGTTGCCAAAACTTTTACAAACGGAGAAATTGAAGTTATTGAAGATAATCCAAATTATTCTTTTAAAATATTTTTTACTTCTATAGTTGGAATACCTAAAAACATTGAGAACTTTAAGGCAGTAATAGAAGTTATAAAACCTGCACATCTAAATTTTAGTATTGAATTTAGATACAACACACATAACCAGGTAGCTTATTTATTACATAATTCTTTAAAAGCAAAAAGCCATAAAGAAATTTACGACACTAGATTATATGAAGATAGTGCAGTAGTAGGTAAGTATCATAAACAGAATGAAGTAGGAAATTTTAAAAATAATGAGTTGAAAACTAAAACACATAAAAATATCTATGATGAAAGGAGATAAATAAAATGGCAAAGTATACTGAAAATATAAGATTAGCACAACCAGAAGGCAGTGATTATTATGATATTG